GCCATTGCCGCCATTGCCACTTCCACCCTTTACTGGACGAGAAGCGGCGGCAAAGGCTGCTGCTTGTTGTCTTGCTTTTTCTGCAGCTTCTGCAGCGTCTTTTCTTTCCTGCTCAATACGAGCGTCTAGTCTTTCCTTAGATGCTTTTAATCGTGCAGCTTTATTAAGACTGCTGCTTGAAGACGTTTTAGTAATGTCTGCACTACTTACCTTTGCAGTAATTGTAGGAGTACCGTCTACGCCCCCCTCTTTTGCAGCAGCAGTAGCATTCTCTTGTGCCTTTTTAGCCAGCTTACCTGCAATCCAACCTGTTGGTCCTGAACTTGCAATGCCACCTCGTTTTACTAATTCTACAAGTTTTGCATATTCAGCACTATTCTTGTCCGTCTTTTTTAGTTTCTCTTCAGCAGCCTTACCAATTTGAATACCTCTTGACCTCATAGTGGCTTGAATTGCAATACCCCCTAGTGCGCCTATAGGCCCAAGCAACATTCCTAAATTAGAAAACTTGTTTACCGTGGCAGCACTATCCATAGCAGCTTTTAGTTCATCAGTAGTCATCACACTAAAGTTTGGTGGAGGGGTAGGCTCCGTGTCTCCTTTAGGTTCGGGGCCAACCCTAGAGTCATCACCAGTTTGTCGTTCTTTTTTTTCTACAGGCTGATTAGTAGCCTGTGCTGTAGGCGCAGTCGCAGCAGGAGGTGTATACAACTCAAAACCTGCTGGTGGTGCAACGCCTTCTGCAAGTTCTAAAATACGCCCGTCTGCATTGACGTACTTAATCATCTTTAAGCCTTCTGTGTTATTTGCCAGAAAACTAAACATGTCCGTTGCAGGAGTAAAACCTACAGTCATCCAATCTTGAAAGTTAAAGGTAGAGTTTGGTGCAGTCACAAGTGAACCCGCATCCGCTAAATATTTAATATCCTCATTGTATACACCTTTGAATTGAGGCAAAGCATCAAAGTCAGCTAAGACCTGTTTCATCTGTGCAGGTGTAACATTATCCCCTTCTGCTGCAGATGCACGTGCTTTCTCTTCAAAGTCAAAAGGATCACCTGCAACCATACCGCCTTCAGCCATGCCTACAGTAACTTGTTTCTCATCCATGATAGGCTCTGTTGTTACGTTAGGCTTATTAGCTTTTTCCATAGCTTCAGCAGTCTTGTCAGCACCTGTAGTATTAATCTTAAGACCCTTAGTAGCTAACATTTCTTGTAACTTAGGATTAGTTTTTACTAAACCCATAACACCTTTTAGTGCTTCCGCTACTTTACCTTCTTCGTAACCTCCGTTAGCGTAGCGTTTAACTACACCCCCTTCAGCCATGCCTACAGTAACTCCTTGAGCATTCAACACCTTGTTAACTGTAGGGTCTGTTTTGGCTGCATTAACGATTTTATCTATCAAGCCACCATCAGCCATGCCCGTAGTTAGCATACCTTTTAGTTTCTCAAGGTCTTCATCTGTAACAACCTCATCGTCATTGTAAACTTCTTCAGGTACAGGCTCACCACCAATGCGCCCATCTTCATCCATAGCAGCAAGACCCCTCTTGGCTTCCATGCGTAGGTCTTCAAAAAGCTTAACACCAAAGAAACGTACAACATCAGCAGGTACAACATACTCGCCTTCACTTAGTTTAGCATCAATGTCATCCCGTACCTCTTCAGGCAAAGAACCCGGAGGTACATCGTTACCCGATACAGGGTCAACCTTTTCATCTGCATCGCTCATGAACGCCATACGTGTTTGATCTTCAGCCATCTGCGTTAACCTCTTCTCTCAATGTTTTTAATTTGCGTAAGGCACTGGCCTGACCTTGGAACCTAAATAAAGCTTTTTGATCTTCAGCTTGTTCCATGTTAGTATGCACCATATTAATTTTGTTGTCAAGCATAATACAGAAAGAATCCCATAAAGGCTTGTCATTAACTAACTTCTTTAACTTACTCATGCGCTGGGCCTCTGTACTAATCCACCTTTGTTTAGACGTAGTTTAGCTTTCTTTGGGTCTAGCTTCAAGTCTTTAATGTTGATAGATGTACCTTGTACTTTTACATTACCTGCGGCATCAGCTTCCGCAACTCGTTTAGCAATATCCCCTCTAGGAAATCTTTCTGCCATTCGCCTATCATTAACAGAAATATCTGATCTATAAACTAAATCTTTCTTACCTATCTTTACTTGACTACCCAATTCACCCTTTAATTGTTTAAGAGCTTTTTCAAAGGCAACTACATAAGTATTGTGAAACCCTGAACCCTTGGCTATAGACGCTTTGTATTCTTTTGAAGTTGCACTAAATCGTTTTGCTGCAAGTTTCTCAATAGGTGGTAATACGATCTCATCAATACCCTTAGACTTAGCGTCAGCAATAATAGACTGCAATAGTACTCGTACAGAGTCAGTCAATTTAGGAATAGGTGTTTCTTTTTTACTTGTAGTCATCAGAGCCTTACCTATAACATCATTTGCCTCATCCATAACAAGACCTAATATATTATCTTTGCCTGAGAAATCATATACGTTAAGCTTCTTTTGTGCCATTGCCTCAAAGTATTGTTTTATAGCTATCAAGTTAGCTCTAGGTTTTGACGCAAAAGGCAGTAAGTCTGCGTCCTCAAATATCTTTTGAATAGCTTTATCTGCTTCAGAGTCACTAAGTTTTTTATTAGTTCTTATAGGTAAGTACTTGTTAAACACAAAGTCTTCAAAGTCTTCAAATAGAGTTCCCGGCATATCAAACTCAGGTTTAAAAGCTATGTCTTCCATAGCAGACTTAAACTCTTTTCGGTACTCTGCTGTAGCCTCACCAATAACTTTACTAGGATTATCTGACATATTTTGTATTACGTCAGACTGCAGTTCTTCTATTAAAATGTAATCTGGTCCCTCTTCAGGAGTTCTCTCATAATAAGGAGCCTTTTTATCTGCTTTAGGATCAAGCAAGTTTTGCCTTAAACTATAACGAGTGTGTGCTAAGTTAGAACCACCATGATGTGTCATTAAACCTAAATCTTCACCTGCAACATCAATGCCTAGTTCTTGATAGCCTACCTCTGGGTCTGTTAAATTACTTTGTCTTTGAGTGTTACGATACAAAGGATTCTTTTTTAAAGCCTTAATGTTTAAAGACCCAATATCTACAGCCTCGGTATCAATAGAGTACTCATCTGCATAATCAAGGACATTACTGTTGCTACCTCTAGTGTACCTTCTCTCAGGGTCTAAACTAAACTCTCTATAGTCTAACTCACCCTTGGTTACTTTAGGTGCACGTTTACGTACAAACGCCTCAATGTTTCTTCCTCTAGTACCGGCTTTACTTATAGGAGCATTCTCAATAGCAGACTCCATAGGACTGTAGAACTCAGCAACAGTATCTGTATCAGGGTCCGATACATCATCAAGCATACCACCTGTCTCTTTAAACATAGGATTAAACTTAGGGTTATCCGTAGCCCCGAAAGCTTCCTTGAGTTCTTTGGAGATAAACCTTGTTAGCGCACTCATTGTTGTTGTGTCCCTGTAAAGCCTTGCTCACCCGGAGCAGGTGCGGAGCCTGTACCTATGTTACCCCCTCCACCGCCAGAGGCGTCTTGTGGGCCTGTAGGAGCTTGTCCTTGTGGTGCAGGGGCTTGACCACCCGACTGAGGAACTGCACCTTGTGGTGCTTCTGGTAGAGGCTGTGCGAACTTCTTGAGTATCTCCGCTTGTATTGCAGCGTCTTGTAGACTATTAGTTACCTTATCAGGGTCAAGGTCCATGCTCACAGCAATCTCACGAATGATGTAATCCATCTTAGCAAACGGTGCTAGTGTTGGGTTCTGTGCTACTTGCAAGAACTGCATCAAACGTTGGCTACGTACTTCGTTAGCCATCAAGCTTTCAGTACCCTGTGCGCGTACTTCCAAGTCACCTTTAATAGAAGGATCAAAGTCGAACTGCATGTTAAAGTTAAAGAATGCCTTACCTAAAGGGGCAAGCATGTAATCATCTACGTTCTTAATTACATTCCGTATAGAACCATTAGCAGCAGACATGAGCATACTAATGCCAGAAGCTGTACGTCCGACACCTTGTACTCCTGTCTGACCATGAGCAAAGCTAGGAAAGCCTGTACTCTCGTCTGCTAATGTACGAGCCTTATCGAATAGTTGCATATTCTCGCCAGCAACATTCGGAAACTTAGTACCAAAAATAGCTTGTCCGGGCGCACCCCCTTGTCTTCTAAAGACTTTTCCGGGATACAGAGATAAATCTTGGCCGGGAACTAAGTTGGTTTCATCAATCTCTATCAAAAGGTTACCCGACATAACCGCATTGTCTACAGCCATACGCATAAACCCATTCATAAGAGTCTGTGTATCATCCATATTCTCAGCTATACCTACACCAAAGAAGCTATAAGGGTTAAGCTCATAGGGTACAGCGTAGTAAGGAATAAGTGCAGGTTTAAATGGGTTCATAACTAAACGGATAACGTGATTGTTACACACCCAAATGTTAACACTCAACTGCTCTAAATCTTTTAGTTCTTTAGGAATGTCAATATCGTGTTCTTTAAGGATGTCTGTATCTACGTATCCCCAAAACTCAAACAACTCATAACGCTCTGCTTTTGACTCTTGAGAGTCATCTTCCATAGCTTGTTCCCACCACTTCTTTTCATAGGACTCACCCATGTTAAGAGACTTTTCAATGGCGTTATCACGAAAGAAAGGCCGACCTTTAAGTGCACGTACTTGTGAGCGTGACAACTTGTGACGTTCAACAATGTACTCAGCCTCATCCATGTTAGCTGCATCAGGGTCAGGGTAGAAGTTCCATATAGATACATGGCTAGTAGAAGGCACAGTCTTGATTGTAGGCTGATACTCACCTTCCTCATTCCAATTAGGATACTCTTTGTTGACAGCAAATGGACCCTTCATGATACCTGTGCCAAACAATGCCAACTCAAAAGAACTTAAGCGTAACTGTTTGTTAGCACCTGACTCTTCTAGTTGATCGTGTATTTTCTTTTGCATCTTCTTTGCTGCAATCATAGCAGGGCTAAACGTTACTGCAGTAGGACCAGTGCCGGGACCATCTATTAGTTTATCTTCAACAGGTTGTAACTTTTTAAACATACCACCAACACGCTCACGCAAAGATACAACAGTATCTCCCGGCTCAAGTACAGTATCACTATTAAACAAAGGTACAGGATCAAAGGCTTCTTTTAACTCACTTGCACCTTGTTCTGCTTGAGGGTTGGTATCAAAGTGCACTGAGTCTTGAATACCCTCTGGTAGTGTAGTAGGATCAATAGCAAGAGGAAACTTTTTGTTACCAAACAATACATCAACTACTTGACCATAAGCAGCTAGTGTTTTAGTCTTAGTAACCTTTACAAATACTCTTGACTTTTCAGCCTCAGTAAATTGTACTTCAGTATTGTATATACCCCTATAGTTACGATAGGCACCCATCCATCGCTGTTCATCAATATACCTTGCATCTTCAGCTTTCTTAAACTTACTCATAACTAACTCAATAATGTGTCCTGCTTTAGGATCAGACATAGCTTGAGTAGTAACATCTTTAATGTGTGCCGATTCTGCAGATTCTAAGTTCTGTTCAAAGTCGTTTGTAAAATCTTCAGGGTCCATACTTAATATCCAAATGTAGGATCAGCAGCTTGAAAGCCGCTTCTCTGTGTTGCAGGATTAAAATCCCATAGGGAGCTTCGTGGTCTAGTCATTATACCGTAACGTATAGCATCATACAAGTGGTCTTCTGCATTTGTATCAACATCTTCTGGATTGCGTTTGTCTAACGGTAGACTAGGTAGTTGCGCTATAGAGTTGGTGCAGGTAGAAAAGAATACGAGTTGGGGTTCCTCAGTAAACTCATCTACCTGCAAACGGCGGTGTATCTCATTTTTACCTGAAACCCTAGACCCTTTTGAACGATCAGACGGCCTCCAGCGACAGCCCCTCATAATCATTTGTTCAGCTAGGCTAGGCCCAGTGTCACCTCTTTTATGCCAGAGGGACGAGTCCAACACGCCGTATCTTATGGTGCCATCGTCTGCCTCTGCCTCTAAGATCATATCAGCTAAGTCTGTAGCTGTAACTCTGGTGACATACATCTCTCTGTATATTACCAGTTGCTCTGAGGGAGACACAGCAAACCACACAACACCTGTCCAACTGCCGTAGCCGTAATCGCAAGCTCTGAACTTCGTCCAGCTATTAGGTATGTCATAAGGGTCAACAACATGTATTTTTCTGTTGAACTCAGGGAACGCTGCACCCTCATTGACATCCCAGTTTCCTTCTAATAGTTGTTTGCGTTGATGCTCTGGCATAGATAAAAGCATAGTTTCGTAGTCACCACTGTCAGCTAGATAAGGATTATCAAACAAACTGGCAGGTATAAACCTACGTTTAAACAAAGGTTGTCCTGCTTTAGTGTGGCCTTTAGGGTACTCTAAGCGTTCCCCTGTTTCAATATCAGTAGCCCAGAAAGGCTTGTTAGGTTTAGAAGGATCAATAAACATCTTCTTTACCCATTGATGCCCAATAGAACCGGGGTTAGTTGTAGCTCTCATATACAAGCCTAACTCAGGTGCGGAGCTACGTAAGCGTGAGCGCATATAGTTCCACGCAAACGGTGTAGCCCATTGTGTTAACTCATCAAATGCAATGTAGTTAAACGCCTGTCCTTGGTAGCGCATAACGTCTTGGTCTTTGTCTAGGTAACTCATCCAAATGCGCCCACCTCTAGGTGTAACCCATTGTGACTTACGCTCTGACCACTTAATACCGGGAATTGCTTTAGGGTACAACTCTTGACTTTTCTGTATAAGCTCCCTAAGTTCTTCTGTAGTATGCCGTACAAGTAACCCACTGAAGTCTTTATGGTTAAGACTGCGTAAAGGGTCTGCTAGTGTAGCGTAACTCTTACCTCCACCCGCTGCCCCGCCATATAAAACCTCACGTTCACTAGAAGCTAAGTAGTCTGTCTGTGGCCCTGCGTTAGGTTTGAAGACAATGTTCTGCGCTTCCTCTACATCAAAGGGTTGAGCTATAGGAGTAGCAGGAACCTTCTGTTTTGTTTCACGTGAAACTTTTTTAGTTGGCTTGGGTGTAGTAGCCGACCCTTTCTTTTTCAAGCGTTTCGTAATGCGAGATGGCTTTTTGGAGCCTTTTGGCAAGCTCACGTTTAATTCTAGCAACTGTTTTACGTTTTCGCTCAATGTCTACTCTTTTCTTTAAACCCATGTGAGATATACTTCTACCTGACTGTGTAGTTAACCAAGCAGAAACTTCTCTATAACTATACTGCTTTAAATGTTTCTTTGCAAGCTCTAATAGTTCTAGTTCTCTAACGATAGGATTTAACCATTCTTTGTTATCAGGGTCTATCTCGTAACCCCAAGGCACAGGTTTGACTAACCTTGGTATTCTTTCCCACTTCTTCATCTTGTCAGGCTTAGGTAACATCCAAAAGCCTAAGTCGTTTTCAGCAAAGAAGTCAGGCATCACTGCCCTCTTTAGGTGGTAAGATAAACAATCCACCACTAGACTCAACAGCAACCTTTTCAGTTTTAACAACACCAGCACGATCTAGTATCTGCCCTGCTGCTACCATTTTCTCTTTAATGCCTAACTGTGTAGGGTCCATAAGTGCACTACCGTAAGCTACAGCAGCTTTAGGGCCAAGCCTAGACATATAAGTTTTAGTAGCCTCAAAGATTTCATCCTTTAAAGCTTCAACTATTATACGTGTAGCAGTACCATCTGAGTAACCTGCTAACTTCTTAGCTTGTACAACATCTCCTTGGGCCTCATCAAACAAGACCTGCATAAAGAGTTGTTGCTTTTCATTTAACTTTTTGCTCACGTTATTCTCCTGTGCGCCCTAGACGCTTTAGCCGCTTTCTTAGGCTGCTTAGAGAACTGTTTACCTTTTGCTGTATCTGCTCTCTTTTTTGCTGAAGACGCAGCATACGTACCAGCACCCATAGCCTTAATAGCACTAGCTGGCAAGTAACGTTCTCCTGTAGCCTTTGGACCTTGCGTAGAAGGTTTACCACTTTTAGTTCTCCAATCCTGCTTAGTCCACGACTTAAGGCTCTTTTGACTTGAAGCTAAACCGCCAGAGTTCATCTTGGCGGTTGGCTTTTTCTTTGCTTTAGTTGTTTTACTTTTGTTTGGCATTGTGTTTTTTCTGTACAGCAAAGTTAGCAGTAAGGCTTGCCCCCTTGTGAGAAACAAACTTACCGTCATGCTTCATTAGTTTTAAGCTGCCATCTTTTTGTTTCATCCAATGATAACCTTTAGGTGCGTCTACTTTCATTACGTGTACCCTCCACCTTTTGCTTTGTATTGTTTGGCAACCATTTGAGCTTTACGAGCCGACCACTGGCCGGGCTTTCCTCCTTTGCCGCCAGCCTTAACGGATGCGACAAGAGACTTACGCATACTAGGCTTAGTATAATTACCTGCCGCATTTACTGTTGACCCACCCTTAGCGTAGCCTCT